CAATGCCATTTCGCTTTGCGTAAATCGGATACTTAACGATGTACCGGATACAACGCCCCGTAGATACGGTTTTTTTGGAAATTCTCCGGGTGTTAATTTATTAGTGATATTGCACCCCCGTGACTTTGATCACCATTGACCATAATTAATGTTATAAAATTGACACCATAATGTCAACGAAATAGGAAGGTGTTTTTACAATAGATCTTTATCATTTAATCCTTCCTGTGGTGTTGTTACTTCATTGTCATTATGGTATCATTATGTATGTCAATTCGATTAACTGATTACGGGGGTAATCATGAAACTGAAACATGAATGGCATGTCTTGGGTATTGTGGGGGATGTGGAATCTACAACCACGGTAACGGGTTCTGAATCCGATTGTCGGATGGTCTCGAAATTGATGGTGTCATCTGGACAATGGGGGAATGCATGGCTGTATCCACCGGGGTCGGATTCTGATGAAATGGCATCCCGCGAAGGTAATCCGTATGAAGTGTATACGGTGCCAAACCTTGGTGGCACACGGGGAACGGAATCTCATTCAATTGACTGGATTGGATGGGAACATGAAAAATTCGATGAATAACTGACGGGGGGCATGTCCCCCCACTTCCTCCCGTATTCACTGAAAAGATAGATCTTTCTTCACCACTAGTTCAACTCACAAATGACACCCCCCCCCTCTCTCTTTATATACACAGACTTCCTTCCTTATATCTAATTAGTATCTTTTTTTTAATAAAAGAGAGAATGTGGGGGTAGGGGGTGCCAAACGTGAGTTGAATTATTCAGGCAATAAGCCCCATTCCGGGCAAACAGCCGACCACGTTACCGCCAACGAATAATCGGGATCTCCTGGCTTCACCCCCTCCAACCGTTCGTAGGTTTCTTCCAGTTCAGGACCCAGGCAATTCGTCGGTGTTGTGGGAGATACGCATCCCAGCATCAGCATCGTTGAAGCCATCATGATTTTCAGCATTTCATTCCCCCCCGCAATGAGTGTTCGATTTCATGTAACATAATTATATTATAATGACAACGAAATGTCAACCATTAGGGGAGATCTTTTTTTCAACTTATTCTGTTACACTCTGGCCCTTCGCTGCGTTGCTGTGACGCTATGACGCTGTTCTTCGACGCTATGACGCTGTTCTCTATTCCTGTGATACTGCCCTGGTATTCTGCGACACTGCCCTCTATTTCTGCGGTTTCTCCCTGTTCCAAAGTTCAGGGGAAAGGTAATAGGCGATACATGGACCTATTTGGTTGACATTTCGATGGTATTTCGATATCATGTATTTATGACGATTTACACACTGATCGATGTCGTTGGGATTTGTATGCTGATGTGGATGGTGTGGCTGATGCTGGACGTGGCATGGGACGCATTGACCGAGGAGAGTGGGGAAGATGAGTAGCAAAGCTTCCAGCCACGTATCAGCCACACGTCGCGTGAGCTTTTGTCTGATACGCGGAAAGATGAAAATGATTTTCATCTATCCTTTTGGTTGACATTTTAAATTCATTTTGGTATCATATATTTATAAATTTGGTGGAATTACCCACCATGCATCACGGGGAGGATATAATGCTTATCATTGAAAAAAATGAAGACGGTACGATTGACGTATGGCACCATGTAACGAAACCCAAGCTTAACGTGAGAGTTTGCACACGCCCAGACAAATTAGCAGCAACACTCCCCCGTGATGTGCTGGTGATGGTTCGGGAATTGGTCAACGAATTGGATGCAGCATTGCCGAAAGAGCCTGTCGAACCTTTGGCGATGGATTCTGTGGACACGGCGTCTGTTGATTCGATGGCGTTTACTGACAATGAATCACATCCAGCAGCTGATGACCGTCTGGAACGTGTGTGAAGGGGAAGGGGGGAGGCTTCGGCCTCCCTCTTTTTTTTGTCTGTTCTACGAAACTTTCCAGCCCAGCCTGCCTGTAGAGTATAGCGCGACAGATTCCAGGCTTTCGCATTCAGATTCGACCAGATTCAGATTCGGCCAGTTCGCCAGCCAGATTCAGTGGCGTTCGGACTGAGGGAAGTCCGTCGCCCCTCGTGTCCGTTCAGACAGATCTGGCGCGTCGGGCGGCTGACGCTCCAGACAGATCTTTTCTTTTCGGTGTCCGTTCTCGAAGAGATCTGGTCATTATTGGTGTGGTCAAAAAATTGACACCATTTTTTTCGATTTCATTTTTTTTATCGATTGGCGCAATGTTGGCATGACATATGCATACCAAATCGATTTCAATTATCCAAAATATTGGATTACATTTATTTTGACGATTGCCGAATCAATGGTTGACACGCGGATACCACATGTGCATATAATTATTTTGTCAATCGGAATTATTCCGGTTCACACACACGGGGGACAACATGAAAACATCGAAACGCAACACGAAACGAAACGCGGTCAAAACGTCAACGGTCAAACGTGAAACGGTGCCAACGATAACGTTGGTTATCGATTCGTGGTTTGCGGCCAAACCGGACACGCCACCGGTTGACCCGACCGCCACGGTCGGGGCACGTAACATTGGTCGGTATTCCGGCAAAAAATGTCGCGAATGGCAACGGTGGGTAATGACCGATTGCCGTGCCGATCAACGGACCGACGACGAAATTGCCGACGTGGCGTCGGTCGAATTCGCGGTATCAACCCATGTGGTTTCGCACAATGGCCGGTTCCCATTGGCAACGGTTCGGGCCATCCGGCGTGAATACAATGCGGGTCAACGTGGCCGTATCGTTGACGGTCCGGTTCCGCAATGGTTCAAAAATCCCGACGGTACCCGACACGGGATTTTGCGGGTGCGTGACGGCAACGGGACATGGGTTGAATCCCCATATGAACCGACCGCGTAACACGGTCGACCGTATCCCCCGCCCATCGTGGGCGGGGGATTTTTTTTGGTCGGTCGGTCATACGGTCATACGGTCATACGGTCATACGGTCATACGGTCATACGCCACGTACGCCATACGGTCATACGGGGGCCATACACGCCCATACACGCCCGACCGATATCGAACCATACCCAATCCCCACGATATGATCATGCGTTCAATCGCGGGGACGTGGGCACCGTTGACGGTCATGCCATTATTTCAACATCCGATATGCATATATCATGCCAACATCACGTCAATATATTGACATCCATAAAATCGTTGTGTGTCAACATAATGACACCACAATATATTGTGGTATGTCATTATATGTGGACCCCAATATGTTGGGGTGTGGAATCCATACCCCCACATATTGTGGGTCAACGGGTCCCATATGTTCCCGTTTGTATTAGGGAGTATCCTCACCGTGTGAGCGGATGGGGGGTCTGAGGGAAATCGAGTTCTGAAGAAATTTTTTGATTTTTCCCCATCACCTCCGGTATCATATCCTGTATTAAAGAGAAACCGGGAGGTAGCAATGACACTTCGACGTATCTGCACGATTGATGGACGATCCTATCACTTGACGGGACACTGCGCGAAATGCGGTGATCCGATGTGGACGACACTCGACTCCCCTCTTCAGCAGGCCGGATGTACCGACAACCAGTGTCGACAATCCGTCGTGCTGCCGGCATCGACATCGACGGCATCAACACGACGGCGACGGACATCCGACACGCCACCAGCCGATCCCTTTCCTCCGGGCATCACATAATGGCGTCTACAAAGCCGTGGTATGCCCCGCTGGTGCGGGTGCTGGTGATGTGCGTGGTGCTGGCGACGCTGCAATGGTTGACGGCCACGAATTATGACCTGGCCCTGCGGGGCGAGGCCGGAACCCTGGCGGGGATGGTATTGGTGTATTCATTGGCAGAGTTTCTTCGCACCTGATTCTGCAGAGAAGGAGTCCCCCCATGGTCACCATCAGTCGCACGAATCAAGTCACAGGCCCGTTCTGTAACGCGCAACTGCGGTCCGATGGCTATCGGGATAAAATGTGTCGGAACCCGGCTGGCAAATGGACCGACCACCCCGGCCAGGGTCGATGTTATCTGCACGGAGGACGTAGTATGAAAAAACATGGACGGTATTCCATGATTCAGCACGAGGGGTTGAAGGAGAAGTTAGGCCAGTTGGAGGCGTTGGAAGCCGATGTCATGGACCTGGCACCGGAGGTGCAGTTGCTGCGGGCGCTGGTCATTGATTATGTGGAACGGTATCAGTCGTTTTCCGAAGCGTTGATTGCATGGCACGCCGATCAAAGTGGCAAAACCAGCAAACCGCGAAAAGTCATGGATATTACGGATGCCGGGAATTTGATTGAAAAGATATCGCGCACCGTACACCGGATTCATCAGATCCACAGTACGGGCAGTATTACCCTGGACACCTTTAAACGGGTGGTCGAATCTATGGGCATTGTGGTGGCCTCGCATGTGCGGGAGAAACAGGTGTTGAATTCGATTGAGCAGGAATGGTCCAGCCTTGCTCTCGAAGCGAAAGACCCTGGATTGAATCCTGCGCCAGTTGGTGAGTTGGAAGTCGGTGACACCAATGCCCTGTAACGAGGGATGTTATGAACACACTGTATATCACATCACTGAGCATCGTTGCGTCAGTGTGCGTTTTGGTTGGGAGTGGGCTTATTTTTAGTTATTCTGTAAATGCGCAGCAAAACACAGCAAGACCCATTCTTCAATGTTTTCACGAAGGTGCCGCTGTGATAACGGCTCCTCAGGTTAATGATTTTTCGATGAAACAGACAGGCATGTTTGTTGAAGCGCGGTGGACGAATCCGTTGACAAAAGAACAAGAAGTTCTTGTCACCACGCTGCCGTGTATGTTTCATCTAACAACCCCGCCCGTTGGGACACGCGCTGCAAATTAAAATGGCGTGGCGGTGTACGAACTGTGCATGTATGAATTCAGAACTACGATGTTGGTTCTGTGGGAAAATGAATGAGGGAGAAAATGAAACCTGTCATCGAGTGGAAGTTGTCGACCAAAACGTGGACATTGCGTGATATGCTGGCGTCCGAGGTGATTAAGAAAGGACCTCAGTCCCCGACGTTTGCCCACGCCATCTTTGATCTGATCAAAGGGCGGGTCGACGATCCCAATGTCAGCAGCGATGATATCAAGAATCTGACAACCAGGGACATCGGTGTGATCAGCGGTAGGATTGCGGAAAAAATGGTTGAAAATCTTCGTGCAGAAATCGCCATGTCTCGCATGTCATCGATGGTCAATGATGTATACAAGGATTCAAAGCCTTCATGAAAACACTGGGTGACCTGAAAACCGGCCCCATTCGAGTAGCATCGACCACCGGATCACTGGATCTGTCCAGCGCTGTGGCTGGTCTTCGAAGTAATCGTGAAGACATTAAAAACCTTCGACGTATTGATCAAGCCAAACACAGTGTACGGCGGTTTTGTGAAATTTACTTAAAGCATCATTTCACGTCGGGATTCTGTGAAATGCATTACGACATTTTTGGCTGTGTCGATAACCCGAAGCCTGGAAAACGAGTAGCGCGAATCGCCCCTCGACAGTTTGGGAAGACCACCATCATTTCATTAGGGCTTCCGTTGTATATGCTGTCGTATCGGTTGAAGTGGTTTATTCTGATGATTGGGGAATCCGCTACCACGGCAGAGGCCAATCTGGCTACACTGACACAGGAAATGGAAACCAACGAGATGTTGTTCGCTGATTTCCCTCATCTCGCTCCAGCTATGGATGTTCGAGGGCAATCGATTAAATGGACTGACCGGCAGCTGGTAACCAAGTCCTATGCCACAGTCATGGCCAAGGGCATGGGCGCACGAATGCGGGGATTGAAGTATCGGGAACGTCGTCCTGACCTTGCGATTTTGGATGATCCCGAATCTCCGGAAACCGCTGACACGTTTTTAAAACGGCGACGCCATAAACGCTGGTTCGGTGGTACGTTCATGGGTCTGGGGGCCAGGGTCTGGGACCTCTATGTGATTGGGAATCTTCCGCACCATGATTGTTTGATTTCTGACTTGGTGTTGAATGACGATACATGGGATGGCAAACTGTATCGATCCATTAATATCCCTATGCGAGACAATGAACGGTATCCCATCGGGAATACCAAAACAGATAACACAGCGTTATGGCCGGAGGTATGGCCTCTTGAAAAATTAGAAAAATATAAAAATGAGCCGAACGTCGGGTCTCTCGGATTTGCTCGAGAGATGATGAATGATCCACGTGAGGAAGAAGATAAAGTTTTTGATCCTTTCAATTTTCAATATTTCGATTTTACAGAGGATCATCTCCATTCATTTATAAAAATTGCTTCAGCATTTGATCCTGCCGGCGGGGAACGGCCAGGAGAAATGAAACGAGGGCGACGGGATTTTGCATGTATCGTGACAGCCGGTCGGACGAAGGAAGGGTTTATTGATATTTTTGATATCTGGATGAAACGAGAATTACCTGACCAACAGATTGATAAGCTGCTTGATGTTTATGAATCGTGGAAACCCCGTATCATGGGCGCAGAAGAAAATATGTATAAAAATCTTCTGGAGTTTGATATTGCCCGTCGAGCGAGAGAACGATCTTTATACCCTGCGTGGAAAATGTTGCATCATTCTTCAAATAAGGTGGCGCGAATCTTGGGTATTCAACCCTTGATTGAAAGCGGTATTATCAGATTCGCAAAACATTTAGTGCCGAAACATCCTCAATTTTTTGGGCAATTCGATGAATTTCCTGGAGCAGAACACGATGATGGTCCTGATACAGCAGAGATGGTAGTCCGTCTGTTGGAAAAAGGTGGTATTGTCGGGTTGCCTTCTAATTCCCAGAGGATTGGCGGTAAAAGTAGTTATTGGAGGAGCCATGGCTAAACGGCGAGGACCGAAACCAGCCAATTTCTCAGAACTTGGGACGACTGGACTGAAAGTATCAGGCGGCATTATTCAAGAAGAATTCATTCCTGAACTTAAAGGATTGAAGGCAGTCAAAGTATATCGACAAATGCGAGATAACGATCCCACTGTGGGAGCGATTATGTTCGCTATAGAAATGATGATGCGACAAGTAGAATGGAAAGTCGTATTAACCAAAGATCAACCGGGGGAAAGACGGACTTCTTTTGACCCCGATGTTACGCCCTCTCAAAACCAACCATCTGATGTAGCACCGTTGGCGACAGATCAGGATATAGAACGAGATCCACGGGCCATGTTTCTGGCATCTTGTATGAATGATATGTCAGACAGTTGGAGTAGTTTTATGACCGAGGTGTTAAGCATGTTGACCTACGGTTGGTCGTGGCAAGAAATTGTCTATAAACGCCGTGAGGGAGCAACCGGATCAGGGAGATCAGATTCTAAATTCTCTGATGGATTGATTGGGTGGAGAAAAATGCCTATTCGTGCTCAAGAATCATTGAGTTCATGGGTTATCTCTGCTGACGGCAGTATTGAAGGAATGGTTCAACAAAGCGACAATGGAGAAGCGATTACGATTCCATTAAGCCGATCATTATTGTTTCGGACACAAGTTTTAAAAGACAACCCAGAAGGACGGTCGGCTTTACGGAATAGTTATCGACCTTGGTATTTCAAGACAAAAATAGAAGAAATTGAAGGTATTGGATTAGAACGAGATCTGGCAGGGTTGCCTATGATGACGGCTCCTGAAGGATTGGATTTGTGGAATGCGAATGATGCTCTTGCGGTCTCACAACGGCAATTGGCCGAAGATATGGTGCGGTCGATTCGACGAGATGAACAAGAAGGTATTTTGAAACCGTTTGGATGGGATCTGGAGTTATTGAGTTCTGGTGGCCGTCGCGTGTTTGATACCAACGCTATCATCAGTCGATATGATCAACGCATTGCCATGACCGTGTTGGCAGATTTTATTCAACTTGGACACTCGAATCGATTTGGATCATTTGCACTTAGTAAAAGCAAAACATCAATGTTTAATACAGCCCTAAATGGCTGGATGAATATGATTCGAGACGTATTAAATGCACATGCCATTCCACAGCTATTTGGTTTAAACGGTATGAGTTTAGAAAATCATCCTCGTCTTGACCATGAAGAGGTCAACGTACCGGACATCGAGGCCATTGGCACCTATTTGAAAAACCTCAGTCAATCTGGTATGCGA